CTTTGCTACTGAACGGAGTAAATACTTACGTGATTTAGGTATTCCATTGAACACTGATAGTACATTAAAAGGTCAAACAATATTCTTAGCTGAACGTTGTTCTGAGTTAATGAGAGAAAATGTTATTACTGATAGAACAGTAATTGATGTAATGGCATTTGCTCATTGTGCTGAGTCAATTGATGAAGATCAAAAAGAAGAATTTATTAATTATGCTTCTGCTTTTATCCCTGAATATGATTACATATTCTATGTGTCACCTGTAGGAGTTCAAATCGAAGATAACGGTGTTAGAACAACTAACGCTGATTATCGTAATCGTATTGATCTTACTATCAAACATGCGGTTAAAGAAGCATTACCATATATAACAAACTTTGGCATTATTTCAGGTACTACTGAACAGAGAATTGAGCAGGTTAAATATTACTTAGGTTTTTAATATTTATATCTAAAACTACATTATGAAACGCTCTGAATTAAGAAATCAAATTGAAGAAATTATTGTTGAATTATTAGATGAACACACTATAGATGTTCCTAATCCTAATGCTTTAACTGATAAGCAAAAACAAGACATGATTCAAAAAGCAAAAGTAGCCACCAAAGACCCTAAAATTGGCACCCCCGAAAACCCAGTAGATTTCGTTTAATTTACACCTAAAGGTTACATATGAGTCAGGATTTTAAACAAATAATACGAGATGAATACTTAAAGTGCGCCCAAGACCCGGCGCACTTCATGAAGAAATACTGCCACATTCAACACCCAACTCGTGGTAGAATTATATTCAACTTGTATCCGTTCCAAGAAAAAGTATTACGTTTATGGAGAGATAATCCATATAGTATAGTACTTAAATCTCGCCAATTAGGAATTTCAACTTTAACAGCCGGTTACTCACTGTGGTTAATGACATTCCAAAAGGATAAAAATGTTCTTTGTATAGCTACTAAACAGGAAACAGCCAAGAACATGGTAACGAAAGTTAAATTCATGTTTGAAAACTTACCATCTTGGCTAAAAGTACCTGCGGATGAAAATAATAAATTAACGTTACGATTAAATAATGGCTCTCAAATCAAAGCCGTTTCAGCAGCCGGTGATGCAGGTCGATCCGAAGCAGTATCTCTTTTGTTAATTGACGAGGCAGCTTTCATTGATGGTATTGGTGAAATATGGGCTTCTGCTCAACAAACCTTAGCAACTGGTGGTGGAGCAATTGTATTGTCTACTCCATATGGTACGGGTAATTGGTTTCATCAAACGTGGGTTAGAGCAGAAGGACAAGAAAATGATTTCTTACCTATCAAACTTCCATGGTATGTCCACCCTGAACGTGATGATGCATGGAGGAAAAAACAAGACGAATATTTAGGAGACCCAAGATTAGCAGCCCAAGAATGTGACTGTGACTTCAATACCTCAGGTGATGTTGTATTCTACCCAGAACAATTAGATTTTCTCTCTAGTACGTATATTAAAGATCCTTTAGAAAAACGTGGAGTAGACCATAATCTGTGGGTATGGGAATCACCAGACTATACTCGTAGCTATATGGTAGTTGCAGACGTAGCTCGAGGTGATGGTAAAGATTCTTCTGCTTTTCACGTGATTGATATTGAATCAAATACACAAGTTGCTGAGTATAAGAGTCAACTTTCACCAAAAGAATTTGGTTATTTGTTATGTGGTATAGCTACTGAGTATAATGAAGCATTGTTGGTTGTAGAAAATAATAACATAGGTTGGGCTACTTTAGATGCTATCATAGAAAGGGGATATAGAAATTTATATTATTCTCCAAAAAGTGAAGCACTAAATGCTGAAAATTATCTAGAAAGAACAGACGATCCTTCAAAAATGGTTCCTGGATTTACAATGTCTATGAGGACAAGACCTTTAGTAGTTAATAAATTTAGAGAATATGTTGGGGATAAAAGTGTTATTATTCAATCAAAAAGATTGATAGAAGAAATGAAAGTGTTTATATGGAGAAACGGTAGACCTGAAGCTCAATCTGGATATAACGATGATTTAGTTATGAGTTTTGCTACTGGGATGTATATTAGGGACACGGCTTTAAAATACAAAACACAAGGTTTAGATTTAACTCGTGCTACTTTAAGTAACATAGCTACTGTTAGACCTAATAATCAAGGGAATTTTACTATGAATGGTAAACCTAACCCTTATCAAATGAATATTAACGGGCAAGATGAAAATATAAGCTGGTTACTATAATATTTATTATATATAATTTAATTTAAATGGCTGATACAAGTGTTTTTTCAAGATTAAGGAAATTATTCTCAACAGATGTAATAATTCGTAATGCTGGTGGCAATCAGCTCAAAGTAATGGATGTAAACAGCATCCAGTCTACAGGTGAATTCCAAACAAACGCTTTAGTAGATAGATTCAATCGTATCTACTCTAGTAACAGCACATCACTTTTTGGAGCGCAGTTAAACCTTAATTGGAGATATTTACGCACCCAAGTATATTCCGATTATGATGCAATGGATACAGATGCTATTGTTGCATCCGCTTTAGATATAATCGCAGACGAATGTACTCTTAAAAATGACATGGGTGAAGTACTTCAAATTAGAAGTAGTGATGAGGATATACAGAAAATTCTATATAATTTATTTTATGATGTATTAAATATCGAATTTAATTTATGGTCTTGGATTCGCCAAATGTGTAAATATGGTGATTTCTTCTTAAAATTAGAAATCGCAGAGAAATTTGGGGTCTATAACGTCATCCCATACATGGCTTACCACATCATGAGAGAAGAAAACTATGACCCCAAAAATCCAGCCGAAATAAGATTCAGATTTAGCCCAGATGGTTTTTCAGGTGGTGCTTCAGGTTTTTATGGTGTAACGGGTACAGGTAATTATAGCTCAAATAAACAAGATGGTTCTTTGTATTTTGATAATTACGAAATGGCTCATTTTAGATTAATAGCTGATACAAATTATCTTCCATATGGTCGTTCATATCTTGAGCCTGCTCGTAAATTGTTTAAACAATATATTTTGATGGAAGATGCAATGTTGATCCATCGTATTGTTCGTGCTCCTGAAAAACGAGTATTTTATGTTAACGTAGGTTCTATCCCACCTAACGAGGTAGAAAACTTCATGCAGAAGACTATTACTCAAATGAAACGTACTCCATATGTTGATCCACAATCTGGTGAGTACAATTTAAAGTATAATTTACAAAATTCATTAGAAGATTTTTATATTCCTATTAGAGGTAATGATACTACCACCAAAATTGATACTACAAAAGGTTTAGAGTATACTGCAATTGAAGACGTAGTTTACTTAAGAGACAAATTATTTGCTGCTTTAAAGGTACCTAAAGCGTTTATGGGTTATGAAAAAGACTTAACTGGTAAAGCTACTTTAGCAGCAGAAGATATTCGTTTTGCTCGCACAATTGATCGTATCCAACGTATCATACTCTCAGAATTAAATAAAATTGCTTTAATTCATTTGTATACTCAAGGATACCGAAATGAGCAATTAACAAATTTTGAAATTTCATTAACTACTCCTTCTATCATCTACGACCAAGAAAGAATAGCATTGATGAGAGAAAAAGTATCACTTGCCAAAGATATAGTTGATGGTAAATTATTACCTACAGATTGGATTTATGATAACATATTCCATTTGAGTGAAGATCAATTTGATGAGTATAGAGATTTAATTGTTGAAGACCAAAAACGTGCATTTAGATTTAAACAAATCGAAAACGAAGGTAACGACCCACTCGAATCAGGTAAATCATATGGTACACCTCACGATTTAGCTGCTTTATACGGTTCTGGAAGAAATGGAATTGGAGTACCTGATGGTTATGATAAAGATGCTCCATTAGGTAGACCTGAAGAAAGATCTTCTACAATGGGTACTCAACAAAGTACTTTAGGTAAAGATAGATTAGGCAATGTTGGTATGAAAAAAGGCGATGCAACTGGTGAAGATGGATCTTTAAAAAATAATTTTAAAGGTGGTTCCCCCTTAGCTTTAGAAACTATAACTCGAAACAGACAACTGTTAGAGTCTTTAGATAAAAAACTTGTATTTAAAAAAGATGATTCTTCACTTTTAGATGAATCCCAAATACGAGAATAATATCCTTACATATATTTATAGATAAAAACAAACTACCCAGGAATGAGTATAAAACATTCAAAGTATAAAAATACTGGTATCCTTTTTGAATTATTAGTAAGACAAATCACAGCTGATACCTTATCAGGTGCTGACTCCCCAGCAATAGGTATTTTAAAAAAGTATTTTACTAAAACTGAATTAGGAAGAGAGTATAAATTATACGAGAGCTTTTTTAAGCACATCAATACTAGCGAAGCTAAAGCGGATATGGTTATTAGTACTCTTATAGAAAGTTCTAAAGGTTTAAATCGTTCTATTTTAAAAAGACAAAAGTATAACTTGATTAAAGAAATTAAAAATCATTATGATTTAGAAGAATTCTTTAAAACTAAGTTACCAAACTATAAGGCACAAGCCGCTTTGTTTACACTTTTGGAAGTATACAACAGTGAAAACTTATCTAATCCTAATCAGATTATAGAAAACAAAACAGTTTTATTAGAACATTTAACTAATTCTAATATTGATAAAGAGGAAGTTAAAGAGAACATCTTAGAAGAATTTAGAAATCAAGATAAAGATGTTCGAGTATTAGCATATAGAGTATTACTTGAAAAATTTAACAACAAATATGCTAATCTAAATTTAAATCAAAAAAACGTATTAAAGGAATTCATTAACGGTGTTGATAGTACTCCTAAATTAAAAGAGTTCTATAATGCCAAAATTAATGAAATTAAAGCGGTTTTATTTGATTTAAATAAAAAAGTCACCGATAAGGCCATCCAAATAAAGATAAATGAAGTAATCAATATTTTACCAAGTTTAGGTAAAAATGATAAGGTTAATGATGATCATTTAATTAACCTCCTCCAATACTATCAATTAGTAGAAGAGTTAGAAACAACAAAATGAGTACTAAAGAAAAAATAAAAGAACTTATACAAAAACGTTTAAAAGAAGAAAGTGCTACAGGTACTGGTGCTTCTTTTACTCCGGGTGCTGGTGAACAATATGTTACTCCAAATGCTTTTAATCCAAATAAAAAAGCTAAAGGTACCGCTCATAATTACTATTATAAATTAGGTTTTAAACCTGTAAATCAAAAAGCTTTAAATAAAGCTGCTAAGGGTATTGAAGTAAAACATTTGTGGGAAGAAGAAGAACCTAGATTTGATATTGAAGGTTTTTTATCTTCTTTATCAACCGACGATCCTGAAGTAAAAAAATATATAGCAGGTCGATTAGGTGATTTTGATTTACTATCAAGTAAACTTAAAGAACTTATTACTTTACTTCAAAACGCTAAGAAAGAAACTATAAACAGTTATAGAGAAAATCCTCAATTTAAGGCAGTTTATGGTACAGATTTAGCAATTTCACTTTTAGACGATATTATAAAACTATTTAAATAAATGAAAACACTTCAAGAACAATATAACCTTATTAAAGAAGGTAAAGGCGACAAAGCATATTTTATGAAACTTGCTCGCTATAACTTCCCAGACCTTGTCACTCCAGTATTATCATATGGTGATGCTATTACGGTACTAAAAAATAAAAGTATCTTATCTGAGGGTATCGGCGGTTTAGTTACTACTGGTAAAAAGCAAGATTGGCATGCTATTTTTAATGAGAACATAGAAAAGCTTAAGGAAAAGAAGGATGAAGAAGAAGATGAAGATGATGAAAAGTATAAAGAAATGATTAAACGTCATGAAGAAGAAAAGGACGCTAAACATACCTTACCTAACATAGGTAAACTTAAAGAAGCTAAAGAAGTTAAAGCTATAGAAAAAGAAACTACTAAAGACGTAACCGACATGGCAACACGTGGTTATAACTATAAGGATGAAAAGAATTATGATAATGTGTTTGGTCAAGAATTTTTAAAAGGATTCTATACTGAAATGCAAGATGAAAAAAATAAAGATAAAGGTGTTGAGGAATTAAGACAAATTGTAGCTAAAAACTTAGCTAAAGACATTAGCCACTATGTTAAAGATGGTCAATTTGGTCTTAAAGATGTAGGTTATGTTGTTGATGCTCCTGGTTTAGGTGAAACAAAACCTGCTAAAGGCAAACATAAATCTTCAGGTTATGGCGATTTAAAAGAATCAATATTGCGCTCTCAAATTTATTTGTTAGTTAAAGAAGTATTAGCCGAAACTTCAACTAATAACCTCTCAGAATATTCAGATGATGCAATTGCCGATATGATTATAAATCTATCTAGATTTGAAGGCAATGAAGAAGAAATACAAATGGCTAAAGCAGAATTAGCAAGACGTAAAAGCACAAATGAAGCCAAAAAACCATCAGCTGGCTTAACCAAAAAAGAAAAATCAGCAATTTCTAAAAAAGCACACGCCGGAAAAGATATAGGTAAAAAAGGAAAAGGATTTGAAAAAGTAGCTAAAGCTGCTGAAAAACAATATGGTTCTAAAGAAGCAGGTGAAAAAGTAGCTGCCGCAGCTATGTGGAAATCACAAGCCTCTAAAAAGAAATAATATGAAACAAATACTTATCGAAACCCAAACCTTTACAGCTAAACCTGTTAAACTGATTGAAGGAAAATCTTCAACTGGTAACCCTTTAGTTGAAGGAATATTAGCCACTGCCGAAGTAAAAAACGGTAATGGTCGTTATTACTCAAGAGACTTATGGGAAAGAGAGATTAATAAGTATATGGACAGTGTTAAACATAATAGAGCATTAGGCGAACTAGACCACCCCGATTCCTCTATCATTAACCTAAAAAACGTCTCTCATAACATTAAAAAAATATGGTGGGATGGTGATCATGTGATGGGAGCAATAGAAATCCTACCTACACCTTCAGGTAATATCTTAGCTGCTTTGTTTCAAAACAGCATACCAGTAGGTGTATCATCACGTGGTATGGGTTCATTAAAGCAAATGGGTGAGTTAATGGAAGTACAAGATGACTTTGAACTATTATGTTGGGATTTTGTATCAACACCTTCAAACCCAGGCTCATATATGAAAGAAAAAGGTATGATGAATGAATCTAAAACACCTCAACAATATAATCAATATATTAAAGTAAATTCTATTATCACAGATATACTTTGTGCTAATGGAACTTGCCCAATATTTTAACCTCTCCTAGAATAGTATTTTAGGACTGATGCCTCTCGAAAGAGAGGCATTTCTTTTTATAAAATATGACTTTTAGTAGATACGCATATATGTATATGCAAATATGCTACCCTTTCCCTTATGTAGCATTTAACAATTATCTATTTTATTACGTTTCCTATTAAACGTATTTCCAAAACAAAATTATTTGAGGACAATGAACAGAGAAATGCTTAAAGAAGCAATCGCTGAAGCTAAGACCATTAAGGAAACAGCTATCGCGAGTGCAAAAGCCGCTCTTGAAGAAGCATTTACTCCCCAACTTACTGCTATGTTCGCTGAAAAGCTAAATGAGTTAGAAGAGGAAGAAATGAAAGAAGAGAGTGTTGATGAAATGTACGGTATGGAAGAAGAAGGATTAGAAGAAAATTTTAATCTAGATGAAATCCTTGCTGAGTTAGAAATGACTGATGAAGGTGCTGAAATGGAAGAAGAAGGCATGTACGAAGAGTCATTAGATGAAGATCTAATGCTTGAAGAAATGTCTGACGAAGAAATTGAAGAACTTGTTATGCAAGTCATTGATGACATGATCGCATCTGGTAAGCTTATGCCTGGTGAAGGCGAAGAAGAAGGTGAAGAAGAAGACATGGAAGACATGGAAGACATGGAAGACATGGGTGGTGAAGTAGAAGACATGGAATCTGAAGAAGAAATCGATATCGATGAAATTTTAGCTGAAATGGATTCTGAAGAAGAATTAGAAGAAGGTTTATGGGACAAAGTTAGAGACGCTATTAAAGGTAAAGTTGGTAAAGCCGAATCAGAATTTATGAAACAGCACGAAACCGATTTCCAAGCTTTAAAAGCAGCTGAAAAGTCTAATGACAAAGAAGCTATTAAGAAGTTACAATCTAAATTAACTACTGCTCTTAGCTCATTCAAGCCATCTCAATTCGGCGTAGAAGGCTCAGACATTAGTTTAGTATTGAAAAATCTAAGAGATGTTATTACAAATGTTGATCCAAACGATGAAAGATCTTTACTTCAAAAGTTAGCTACTGGCGCCGGTGAAGGTAGAGAAAAAGTAATTGGTGAGGATAATACTTCTGAACTCGAAGAAGCATATGCTGCTATTGCCGAGTTAAGAAATGAACTCAACGAAGTTAATCTATTAAACGCTAAGCTTCTTTACACCAACAAAATCTTCAAAGCTAAGAATCTTACCGAATCAGAAAAAATTAAGGTTTTAAACACGTTTGACAAAGCAGAAACTGTTAAAGAAGTTAAGCTCGTATTCGAAACTTTAACTGAATCTTTTAAAGCTACTACAGCTAAAAAGAACCCAATTAAAGAATCATTAGGATCAGCTTCTAAAACAATTGCTCCTGCTACCCCTAAACAACAGATTATTGAGGTTAATAGCGCATTTGCTCGTATGCAGCAACTCGCAGGCCTCAAGAAATAAAAATTAACATTAACAATTAAATCAATTTTTTTAAAATTATGGAAACAATTCAACAATTAGTTGAGTCTGCCAACCCATGGAGATCACTTCAAGGTGATGCTGCTAAATTAGCTCGCAAGTGGGAAAAAACCGGCCTTTTGGAAGGTCTTGGTGAGGACATCAACAAGAACAACATGGCTTTGATGTTGGAAAACCAAGCAAAGCAATTAGTAGTAGAAACATCTCAAACTGGTACTGGTGCTACTTTCACAGTAGGTACTGGTGAGCAGTGGGCTGGTATTGCATTACCTTTAGTACGTAAGGTATTTGGTCAGATCGCAGCGAAAGAATTCGTTAGCGTTCAACCAATGAACTTACCTTCAGGTCTTGTATTCTTCTTAGACTTCCAATACGGTACTGCTAAGAACCCATTCTCTCAAGGTGGCTCTATGTACGGTAACCGTTCAAGCACTCAGTACCCATTCGCAACTCCAGCTGCTGCTGGTGGTTTGTATGGTGCTGGTCGCTTTACTTACTCTACTAACGTAACAGGTGCTCTTTTCTCAGCTACTACAGCTTCTGCAACTTGGAAAGACCTTAACTACAATTCAGACTACTCAGCTTCATTTGGAACCTACAAAGTGTTGACTGTATCTATGCCTGCAAATGCTGACTTTGATGGTGCTAGAGGTTTCTACGCTTACACTGGTAGTATTGCTGCTCTTCCTGAATTCACTACTGTTATCAACAACACTACAGCTTCATTCGTAATTACATCTTCTGCTATCCCAGCAGCTTCTTTCGCAGCTGGTGTAGGTACATTGATTGTATCTTACTCTATTGCTCCTGGTATTGCTTCTCGTGGTGACTTTGAAGATGGTGCTACTACTCCTTATGGTAACAC